TTACTACTTAGTATGGGGGCGACCACCGCCTCTTGATGTCGACTCTGGCGGAGAGCACGCTCTTCGACAAGTGTTCCACATCAAACTGTGGTTGTTCACCACGTTTGAGGAAATACTTCAGAAGGGCCGGATACCCATTTAATGGGTCATGGTCCTTACCAATACTAATCACATAGCCCAGAAGTTCTGGACGCTGTAATGCAGTATTAATCCGATGGAAGGTAAACCTATTATTACAATAGGACTGCCATCCAAGGACTGGAGAAGTGTCTAGGACGGTATCGAGAGGGCCAAGTATGGCTTCAACTCGGTCACGAACTGCCTGCGCTGATCCCCAATATCCCTCTTGGTAGAGGGCATTGGCAAAGGCAACAAACGACACTAACTCAGACGACGAACGCCTGTTGTCGGGAGGCATGCGGCGAAGATAAACGGGTGTTACCCGTTCTCCATCGTATGCATCCATCCCGCAAGACTCTCTGTACTTTCCAGTCCAGAAAGACTTGCTAGCATTGACTTTCATCTTAAAAGCTGAGAGCCAATCAACGACAGCATGCACCTTGTCTGCGGGAACAATGATATCGTCCCCGTAGACCCATACGCTCTTTGCAACCTTATTAATTGCATCAAGCGTATCTGGCAGATTAAGCTCTTCCAAAATCGCACAGATGCATATGGTATAGAAAACCATAGCCTCTATGGGAAAACAGAGAGCTGAACCCATCGAAGCGAACTTTTTGAGTTCAATTACACCGAACTCGGGAACGTCCGCTCTCGTTGACCGACATGCAAGAATAGCTGATTTCAAATCAATGAGACCAGAACTATCTAGCATGGCTTCTACGAGTACTAAAGAGACGCGATCGCTCGCTTCAGAGAGGTCTAGGGTAGCAATGCTACCTAAGGCTGATCCGATTAGAGCAAGCTCCTGATTTATGGACTGATCAGAAAAGTTTATCTGACCCCCAACGACCGGGTGCTTTTCGATTGCATCTACCAGGTGTGGTAACAAAGCCTGTTGTGTATATTGCATACACACTGGTTCAATTGCTATGACCCTTGGCGACTTTAGTGTCTTAGGAACAGCGATAACCCTGACGGGCCGCTCTTCCGCGGGTTCTCTGAAGTGAACACCCTCGAGGGTAAAATCATCCTCTAACTGGTTTAGGGACGCGAGTCCGTATCCAGTATAGGGGAATGCTTCCTCGAGGCGGGTGGTCCACTCACGCAATTCGTATTTTCCGTTTCCGGAGATACGTTCGGCTGTGGCACCCGGCCCATGTCTCGGTGACAATTCTCCTTCTCGCACTTTTGAATTTGTGCGATACAGGACTCTTGTCCAGAGACGATCTGAGACGGCCCTGAACCGGCAAAACCGGCGAGGATCGTAGTCAGAAGGGCTTGAAGCAACTTCAGAATCACACTCGATAAACTTGTAGAATGTGTCATAGATTCGTTCCTTAGAACAAGGTAAGTGGATCTTTTTCCACATAAGGCAGAATTGCCTAACGCACCTAATCGACTCAATACAAGGATTATCGAGTAATCGACCAGACGTGTCAAAC